ATGAACGAAACGTCCCCGGCGCCCGAGCCAACCCAACCCCCGCCGTTTCCGGCCTTCGAGAAGGCGCTTGCCCTTCATCAGCAGAACGCGCTCGAAGAGGCGCTGGCCGCCTACGAGGCGGCGCTGGCCGAGAACGACCGGCATGTGCCGTCGCTGGTCAATATCGCGGTGGTCCTGCGCCGATTGGGCCGGCTCGAACCGTCGCTGCGCTATCTCTACAAGGCGATCGAGACCGATCCCCGCCAACCCGGCAGCTGGCAGAATCTGGGCGAGACCCTAAGGCGCCTGAAGCGGCTGGACGAGGCGGCGGCCTCGTTCAAGAAGGCCGCACGGGACAAGGACATCCTGCTTTTCGCGATCACCGGGCTTGCCTCGGTTCTGAAAGAGGCGGGGCAGTTCGACGAGGCGCTCGTCCAGCTCGAGGACCTGCTCGAGCAGGAATACGCAAATGCGCCCGCCTGGGCGGCGCTGGCCGAAGCCCTGTTCGACGCGGGCAAGGACGAGGCCTCGGAAGCCGCCCTGCTGCGCGCCATCCGCATCAAGCCGCTGCATGCCGCCTATCATCTGCGCCTGGGGTTTCAGACAGCGCAGCGCGGCCGCTACCAAGAGGCCTTGGCGATCTACCGGGCCCTTCTCGAGCGCGGCGCCGCCAAGATGGCGGGTGTGCATGTCGGTCTGGCCCAGGCCCTGATCAGTCTGGGGCGCCTTGACGAGGCCGCGGCGCCGCTGGCGGCGGCGCAAGAGATCGATCCCAAGCTGATTGATCTCTATCTGGCCAGGGCGCGTCTTTACTTTCTGTCCGGTCGCCTGAAGGAAGCCTGGGCCGATTACGAATGGCGCAAGCGTCACATTGATTTCACGCCGCCCCATCTGCCGGTGCCGGAATGGGACGGCTCGCCCCTTTCGGGGCGCAGCATTCTTCTTCTCGGCGAGCAAGGGGCGGGCGACACGCTGCAATTCGTCCGTTTCGCGCCGATCCTGGCGGCCAGTGGCGGCAAGGTTTTCCTGGCCACCACCAATTCGCTGGCTCCCTTGCTTGCGCGCATGCCGGGCATCGCCGGGCTGGTTCCCGAGGGAGCCAAGCTGCCCCGGACCGACGTCTATGCGCATCTGTTGGATCTGCCGGCTTTGTTGAAGACCGAGCTTTCCAACATTCCGGCACAAACGCCCTATCTGCCCCTGCCGCCGCCCGACCCGGCGCAGAAGGTCGAAGCGCCCCAGGGAACGCGGCTCAAGATCGGGCTGGCCTTTGCCGGGAATCCGCGCCATCGCGGCGACCGGCTGCGCAGCATTTCCTTCGACAGTCTGGCGCCGCTGTTCGGGCTGGCCGGTGTCTCCTTCTATTCCTTGCAGGTTGGCCAGCCCCTGCCCGCAAGCGCCGAGCCCTTTCTGAAAAGCGGCCTCTTGGTCGATCTGGCGCCCAGGATCAAGACGTTCGAGGACACGGCCAGGCTGATGGGCGAGCTCGATCTGGTGATTTCGGTCGACACCGCGCTTGTGCATCTGGCGGGGGCTTTGGGCAAGCCCTGCTGGGTCCTGCTGCCCTTCGCGCCCGATTGGCGCTGGCTTCTGAACCGCAGCGACACGCCTTGGTATCCGACGCTCAGGCTGTTCCGCCAGCCCGCCCCCAACGATTGGGACAGAGCGATCCAGGCGGTGGCGAAAGGGCTGACGGACGTCTTGTCCGCCTCGGATCGCGTTAGTCTGCCCTCGGCTTTCCACAATGAACGGGGCGAACCAAGATTTCGCATGTCGATGCCGCGGGCGTTGCTCAACGATCCGGGGGCCGCCTTTATCGCCAAGCGCGAAAGCCATTTCGGCGGCTACGAATACGCGACCCGGACCTTTCTCGACGCCCACTTGCAGCCGGGCGACCTGCTGCTCGATATCGGCGCGCATTGGGGCCTGATCGCGCTGCACGCGGCCAGCCGCTGGCCGGGCAAGGTCGATGTGCTGGCGATCGAACCCGATCAGGCGAATGCCGCGCTGATGCGCAACTGGGTGGACGAGAACGGCTTGGCGTCCTCGATCGAGATCGTGGTGGCGGGTTGTGCTGACAAGCCGGGCCGCGGCCGTCTGTTGGCGGGCGGCAACAGCAGCATGGGCTTTTCGGTCCGCGCCGACGAGGCGGGCGGATTGCCGCTGGAAAGCGTCGACTCCCTGTTGGCTAAGCGTCCCGCCCTGCAAAAGAAGCGGTGCATCGTGAAGATCGACGTCGAGGGGTTGGAGCCCGAGGTGGTGGCTGGCATGCAAGGGCTCGTCAAGTCGGGGCGGGTGGCGGCGATCATTCTCGAGCGCGGTCGCGATTACGACGCCGAACCTGCGGCCAAGCGCTTCCATGCCTTGCTCGACCATCTGAAGAAGATGAAATTCACGCTGTGGCGCTTTGCCAACGAACAGCTGGGCGGCCCGCTGATTCCCTTCGTTGACACCGGCGATCTGTGCAACTTCCTGGCCCTTGCGCCTTCCTTCGAGCGGCTGGCCTGCTATCCCCGCCATCAGGGCACGCAGGTGATCGCGCCCACCCAGGCGCATCGGGCCAGAGCCGAGGGCGAAGCGAAGGAACGGCGCGTGCAGCTCTTGAAGTCGGCCAAGGCGAGCGATGCCGGCTTCTGGGCGGATCCGGCCAATATCGAACCCTTGGCGGAAGAACGGGCGCAGGCGGCGGCTCCCTTGTTGCCGCAGAAGGGGCGCCTGCTCGATCTGGGGGCCGGTCTGATGCGCCTGAAGGGAAAGCTGGCTCCGGCGCTCGGCTATGTTCCCAGCGATCTGGTCTTCTGGACTCCGCAAACGCTGGCGGCCGATCTCAATCAGCGGCAGTTTCCCGAAGGAAGCTTCGATGCCGTCGCGTTGCTTGAAGTGCTGGAATTCCTGCACGAGCCGGGCTGGGTTCTGGAGCGCATCGCCAAGGCGGCGCCCTCGCTGGTCATGAGCTACCGCCTGCATGCGAAAGAGTCGGTCCAAGAACGCCGCCGCCACGGCTGGTTCAATGACTACGACGAAGCCGGTCTGAGAAAGTTGCTGGGGAAGGCGGGCTGGCGGGTCGATCTTTTGGTCCGGGCCGAAGCGGCGCAGACCTGGATGCTGCTCGCCAAGCGCCTGCAAGACTGATGTTGCCCGATCCTACAAGTCCGTAAGGTGGCGCGCTCCTTCGTGCCGCAGGCGGGCGAGGTGCCCTTCGAGACGCGCCAGAGCGGTATCCCGCAGGGGATCGCGCTCTCGCGCCCTCAGCCCGGCCAGGCTTTCCCGCCCCTTCTGGAACAGGCTTTCGAAGAACCGCGCCTCTGCCGCCAGCGCCGCCCGGCGCAATCCGTCGGGTGAAGCGGCCAGGGCCAGCCGGCGGGCCGCCAGCGGGCGCTCCCCGTCATGAAACAAGGAAAGTTCGGCCAAGCGGCCGGGATGGGGGCACGACGTATCCATGCCCGGAGCCTGCCAGGAAATCCGCGAGGCGTCAAGGAAAATAGAGCTAAGATAAGACTATTGGCTGGCCCAAACCACCCGGTGCAGCACGACGACTTCTTCGATGGGGATCGACCGGTTCGGATGCTCGTCGTTGATCGATTGCAGGTCGACGAACTTGGCGGTGCGGCGCAGGAGCTGCTTGACCATCACTTCGCCATCGGCGGTCTTGACGACGACCCGGTCGGCCCGGCGGATTTGCGCCGCCGGGGAGACGATGATGATGTCGCCTTCGCGGTACAGCGGTTCCATCGAATTGCCGGTAATCTCGAGCGCATAGGCCTTGGCGTCGCCCATCTCGGGGAAGGGGATTTCGTCCCAGCCGGCGCCGGTGGGATAGCCCGCATCGTCGAAATAACCATCCGATCCCGCCTGCGCCATGCCGATCAGCGGAATGCGTTGGACGGCGCCGGTTTCGTCGGGATTGTCGATCATGGTGACGAACTCGGCGATCGAGGCGCCGGTGGCGGCCAGAATCTTGGACACGCTTTCCGTCGAGGGCCAGCGCAGCTTGCCCTCGGGGCTGGTGCGCTTGCTCTTGTTGAACGTGGTTGGATCAAGTCCAGCTTTGCGCGCAAGGCCCGAGGCCGTCAGTCCGTGCTTGAAGGCTAGACGGTCGATGGCATGCCAGATATCGGCGTGTCTCAGCATTGAATCCTCCTAACCCCGCTAGGGCTTGTGGCCACAATCATAGGTAGGAACATAGTCAATTTTACCCTTGACGTCAAGCATTCTTCATGTTTTGACTATGTTCCCACAATGGACAATATGGAGGGGCTGGTGTCATTCTATCGATACGTGCCAAAAATGCTGAAGGATCCGTGCTTTCAGCCCTTCGAGAGTGCCGAGGAGGCCTGGTTTTGGTACTGCAAATATCAGATCGCCAGGCTTGAGGGGGCACGCTTCCACGCGACCGAGGCGGCCGGCGTGGCCAGGCCCTGCGACCCCGACGACGTCTATACCGTGGTCGACAGACTGTACCGCACGAAAGATCTCAGGCGCTGCCATCTGGTGGTTCTGGGCGACTTCGGATTGCGCCTTACCCCGCCCCTTTCCAGCAATCCCGGCGAGCGCGAACAGGCCCGCATCTGGTGCGAGGCGCTGGACGTGATAACGCCCGTCCTGCAGGCCAAGGGGATTGTTCTTTGATGAATTTATGCAAATATATTCAGCAGGTTGAGCCGGAAGCCTGGGTCGGCTTCACCAACAACCGGGGGCTTTCCTGGCTCAGGCTTCTAAAGCCTGGTTTTCGTCATTGTTTTCTTCTTCTGCGCTCGAACGGGGCGTGGATCGTCTACGATCCCCTGTCGAATCAGACGCGGATCGATCTGCTCTGGGCGGGCGACGAACTGCTCGATCACCTGAGCGCCCGGGGATGCCGCCTGCTGCCAGCACGGCTTGAGTGGGAAGGTCAATGGCGGTCTCAGCCCTGGCGCCCGTTCAGCTGCGTCGAGGCGGTGAAGCGGGCTTTGGGTCTGTCCGCCCCCTGGGTTCTGACCCCCTGGCAGCTCTTTCGGCACCTCCGTCAGGCCCACGCTAAAAAAAGTTCCTAGTCAGCGAAAAAAGTCATTGACTATCGAAAAAACGGGGAGTATAAACATTTCCATCACTACCCTTACTGCGCCCGGAACGGATCATAAGCCTCGGAGGAGGCCCGCCAGGCAAGCTAAAGGATAGGTCTCCGAAGGGGCCGGGCTTTCAAAGCTCGGCCCCTTCGGCGTTTGGAGCGACGTGCATTCACCAGGCCCCACCGGTCATCCGGCGGGGCCTTTTCTTTGACCCCGTTTCGAAAGGAATTCGCCATGGGAGGTTTTACCAGTTTCTTTTCGCCGCCCTCACCGCCGCCGCCCCCGCCGCCACCCATCATCTATCCGGTGGCGACCCCGGCGCCCGTGACCGACAGCGCCACGACCACAGAGGACAACGAGCGCAAGGCGCGCTTGGCCGCGGTTGCCCGCAACAAGGCGGGCTTGGCCGGCACCATCGCCACCAGCCCGCGCGGCGTGCTGGTTCCGGCTTCCGGGCAGCCGTCGCGCAAGTCGCTTCTTGGGGAATAGGGCCATGAAAGTTGCATCCGACAAGGACCCGGCTGCCGAGATTCTCAAGCGCTACGCCAAGGCGGTTGAACGGCGGCGCAATTGGGAAGGCCACTGGCAGGAATGCTACGATTACGCTCTTCCCCTGCAGGGCAGCTCGCTGGTTCAGCAGACGCCTGGAGCCAAGCGCACGGACCGCCTGTTCGACGGCACGGCGCCCGATTGCGTCGACCAACTGGCGGCCAGCCTGCTCGCACAGCTGACGCCGCCCTGGGCGCAGTGGTTCGGCTTGAGCGCCGGACCCGACCTCGACGAGGCAGAGCGCGAGCGCGCCCAGCCGATTCTCGAGAAAGCGGGCACCGTCCTGCAAAGCCATTTCGACCGTTCGAATTTCGCGATCGAAATGCACCAGTGCTATCTCGACCTGGTGACGGCGGGCACGGCCTCGCTTTTGTTCGAGGAAGCGCCGCTGGGGGCGTCGTCGGCCTTTCGCTTCACCGCGGTGCCGTTGTCCCAGCTTGCCCTCGAGGAAAGCGTCGAAGGCAGGCTGGACACGACCTTTCGCGCATCGGAAATGACGCTGGCCGCGATTGCCGAGCGTTTTCCCAACGCCGGAATACCGCCAGCTCTTGAAAGGAAGGGCAAGGACGATCCGGACGCCCGCTTCAAGGTGGTCGAGGCCGTTCTGCCGGAGCGCCATGGCTTCGTTTATCGGGCGGTGTTGGATGGAGAAGGTGCCGGCGGCGCCCAACTGCTGGCCGAGGGTTTGTTCACGCAATCGCCGTTCATCAACTTCCGCTGGCTGAAAGCGCCGGGCGAGGTCTATGGCCGCTCGCCGGTGATGAAGACGCTGCCGGACATCAAGACCGCCAACAAGGTGGTCGAGCTGGTGCTGAAAAACGCGACCATCGCGGTCACCGGCATTTGGCAGGCCGACGACGACGGCGTGCTCAACCCGGCCAACATCAAGTTGCAGCCGGGCACGATCATCCCCAAGGCGGTGGGGTCGGCGGGATTGACGCCGCTCGAGACGCCGGGCCGCTTCGACATATCGGACTTGATGCTGGGCGATTTGCGCAAGCGCATTTCGCACGCGCTGCTTGCCGACCGGCTGGGTCAGGCGGGTGCGCCCAACATGACGGCCACCGAGGTGCTGGAGCGTTCGGCCGAAATGGCCCGTCTTCTGGGGGCGACCTATGGGCGCCTGCAGTCCGAGTTGCTGACGCCGCTCATCCTGCGGGCCCTGGCGATCCTGAAACGCCGGGGGGAAATTCCTAGGATGCAGATCGACGGCCATCAGATCGATCTCGTCTACAAGTCGCCGCTTGCCAACGAGCGGGGACGCGAGGACGCCAAGAACATTCTGCAGTGGCTGACCAGCGTCGCAACGCTGGGTCCGGCGGCTGCCGAGATTCTCGACTATGGGGCGGCAGCCCGATGGCTGGCCAGGGCGCTTAACGTGCCGGGCGAGCTGTTGCGCGCCGCTCCCGCTTCGCCAAGCAGCGATCCCGCGGCATCCGCTCTCGCCCATGGAGCGGACAAGCCCGCGGTCGCAACCCCGCCTGGTGAAGCTCTGCCGACGGCGGGAGGGGTGGCATGAACGATCGCCCCGCTATCGGCTCGCTGGAACTTGCCCTTGCCTTCGCCCGCACATTTCGCAGCGAGGACGGCGCAAGGGCGCTGGCTCATCTGAAGGCGCTCACGCTGGAGCGGCATCTCGGCCCCGAGGCCAGTGTCGGACAGCTGCGCCATCTCGAGGGTCAGCGTCATTTGGTCAATCACATCCTGTCGCTCGTGCGCAGAGGGCGCGAGGGGCAACCTTTCGACATCGAAACCAAGGAGAGTTAATCATGCCCAACATCAATCCGAATGCCATGCCCCAGCGCCCCGGCTATCTGCCCGAGAAGTTCTGGGATGCCGAGAACCAGTCGCCGCGTCTGGAGGAGCTTGTGCGCTCCTACCTCGAACTGGAACGCAGGGCGGGCCAGGCTGGCGGCGCGCGCGCCAACGTTCCGGCCTCGCCCGACGCCTATCAGATCGTCGAGCCGCATCCGATGTGCGGCTGTGATGCCGCCGTGAACGCCCGTCTGCATCAGGCGGGTTTTACCAACGAACAGGCGCAGCTGGTTTACGACCTGGCGCATGAACGTCTGTTGCCGATCGTCGACGGCCTGGCCAGCGAAATGCAAAACAGCAACGACAAGATCCGCCTGCATCAGCATTTCGGGGGCGAGGACCGCTTTAACGAGGTCCAGCGCCAGCTGTCTGCCTGGGGCAAGGCCAATCTGCCTCCCGACATCTTCGCGGCACTCTCCACGACCGCCGATGGCGTTCTGGCGTTGGAACGCATGATGGGATCGGGCGAGCCGGGTCTTAAGCCGCAAGGCGGCGATGGCAGCCAGCCCCAAAGCGAGGAAGACCTGAAGCGCATGGTTGCCGACCCCCGCTATTGGCGCCAGCGCGACCCGGCCTACATGGCCAAGGTCACCGAAGCCTTCAAGCGCGCTTATTCCAACCAGAATTAGCGCGCCCGAACAGCACCCCCAAGACAACTTGGACCTGCCAAGCCTTGGGGCACTAAAGGCGCTGACTTGGGCGGCCGCGGGAACCGGACCCGGCGGCCAGAACCCGAGGACAGCGCCTTTTTAGTTTCAACCGCTCAGATAAGGATGACCCAGATGAGCAACAACGATATCGAGAAGAACTACATCAAGCAGTATGAAAGCGAGGTCCACGCCGCCTATCAGCGGATGGGCACCAAGCTGCGCAATACCGTGCGGACCAAGAACAGCGTGATCGGTTCGTCTTGCGTGTTCCCCAAGGTCGGCAAAGGTGTCGCTTCGACCAAGGCGCGTCACGCGCACGTGCCGGTGATGAATATCGATCACGGGCAGGTCGAATGCCAGCTGTACGACTACTATGCCGGCGACTGGCTCGACCATCTGGACGAGCTGAAGACCAACACCAAGGAGAAGGACGTGCTGGTCAATGCCGGCGCCTACGCGCTTGGCCGCAAGACCGACGAGCTGATCATCGCTCAGCTCGACACCTCGACCAACTACGCCGAGGACGGCACCACGGCCCTGACCAAGGCCAAGGTGCTGGAAGCCTTCGAGATGCTGGGGGCGGCCGATGTGCCCGACGACGGCGAACGCTATGCGGTGGTCGGCTGGAAGCAGTGGAGCGATCTGCTGGCCATCGATGAATTCTCGAACGCCGACTATGTCGGCAACGAGGAGCTTCCCTGGCAGGGCACGCAGGCCAAGAAGTGGCTGGGCACGCTGTGGATGCCGCATTCCGGCCTGACCAAGTCGGGCTCGGTGCGCTACTGCTACTGGTACCACAAGACCGCCATCGGCCATGCCGTCGGCAAGGATGTGACCAGCGACGTCACCTGGCACGGAGACCGCGCGGCCTTCTTCGTCTCGAACATGATGAGCCAGGGTTCGGCCTTGATCGACGCCTCGGGCGTCGTGTCGATGCGCTGCCTGGAAAGCTAAGGAGAAAGCAACATGTCCTATCAGTCCAAGAACCTTTCGGTGCTGGCCTATGCCAACGGCTTCACGCTGTGGCATTACACCACCGCCGATACGGCCGCTTCGGTCGACAGCTCCGGCTACTTCAACCAGGCCTCCGACATGCTGCGCGTGGGCGACATCATCGTCGCCAACGTGGAGACCGGCGGCACGATGAAGGCCGGTCTGTTCCTGGTGTCGGCCAACGCCTCGGGCGTGGTCAACGTCAACGACATGACGCAGATCGGCGCCACCGACACCGACTAACCGCCTCAGTTCCCTCCCCAACTTGCCGAAGGGCCGGATGCATGTCATCCGGCCCTTCGGGCTTTTTGGGCAGGAAAAAGACGTGTAGGATAAGAACATGATCGGATGGACGGCACCGCAAAGACTGCTCACACTTGGCTTTCTCATGCTCGCGCTCAACGACGTCGTCTTCTTGGCGCTGTCGGGGCGCTACGAATTGTATCTCGCCGATTATGGGATCAAGGCGGCGTTGCTGCTGGCCCTGCTTGCAGGCCGCCAGTCCTGGCTGAAAGGCGAAACATCGCCCCGACCGCTTGGCGCGTTGCTGGCGGTGGCGGCGGGTTGCGCCGTTCTGGGGATCGTGCTCGATCCCTTGGCGGCTTGGATCGGCAAGGGCTGGGAGCTGTTCGACTGGCCTGCGATCGAGAATCCGTCTTTGCGCCTGCTCGATTTGGGCCCCGGCCTGTTGCTGACCGCCTTCGTCGAAGAAACCATCTTTCGCCGGATCGCGCTTTCGGTTCTGCCCGGCCCTGCATGGGGGCGTCTGCTGGTTTCCAGCCTGATGTTCGGCCTTATCCATTGGGGCCAGGGTTTCGGCAACATCGTCGAGACGGCATTCGTCGGCCTCGTGTTCGGCCTGGCCTATCTTAGAACGCGCTCGCTCGCGGTCGTGACAGGCGCGCATTACGCAACGGATTTAGTCCTCTTCATGTAATCCGGCCAAAACCGGACAGTCGCAGCGGCCCGCCCTTCGGCGGGCCGTTTTCGTTTTCGCCTGCCTAGAAGGAAAGGAACCTGCACATGGCCCTTACGTCCATCGCACTTTGTTCGCGTGCTCTCTTGAAAATCGGCGCCAGCACCATCTCGTCCTTCGACGAGGGCACCGCCGAAGCCGAAGTGGCGGCCAATCTCTATCCGCCGATCCGCGACGGGCTGCTCTCCAGCCATCCTTGGAATTTCGCAACCGGGCAGATTGCCCTGGCCCGCCTGACGGCTCCGCCGGTCGCCGATTACGAATACGCCTATCAGCTGCCCAGCGACTTTTTGCGGGCCCTGTCGGCAGGCGTTACGGGGCGCGGGCGCGGGCTCGATTACCGGATCGCGGAAAACCGCCTGCACTCCGATGCGGAATCCGTGGTGCTGACCTACGTCTTCCGGCCGCTGGAGATCGATTTTCCGCCCTTCTTCGATGCCGCGCTGATCGCCAGGCTTGCCGCTGAGTTCTGCGCGCCGCTTACCGAAAGCACGGCCAGGGCCGAACTTCTGTTCAAGCTGGCCGAGGACGAGTTCAGGCGGGCCAAACTGGTCGATGGGCAACAGGATACGCCGAAGTCGATCGAATCCTTCCCGCTTGTCGATGTGAGGTCGTGACATGCCCAATCAGAACACGGTCAAGACGAATTTCACGGCGGGCGAGATCTCGCCGGGCCTGTTGGGGCGTGGCGACTTGCGCGCCTACGAAAACGGCGCGATGAAGCTTAGGAACGTTCTGGTGGCATCGACCGGCGGGGCATCGCGACGCCCTGGGCTTGCCTATGTCGACACGGCTGCCGGTCCAGGCCGTCTGCTCGCCTTCGAGTTCAATACCGAGCAGGTCTATCTGCTGCTGCTGACCGACCTTCGCGTGGAGATCTATCGGGATGGCGTGTGGACGGCGGGGCTGGACACGCCCTGGACGGCCGGGCAATTGGACCAGCTTTCCTGGACGCAAAGCGCCGACACGCTTCTGATCGTTCATCCCGCCGTCAAACCCAAGAAAATAACGCGCACGTCGCACACGGCGTGGACGATCGCCGATTGGAGTTTCACGGTCGAAAAGGACTTGGATCGCCAGCCCTATCACAAGTTCGCAGCACCCGACGTCAAGGTCACGCCATCGGGCACCACAGGAAACATTACGCTTTCGGCTTCAGCAAGCGTCTTCGACGCAGCGCATGTCGGGCAGCGTTTTCGTGTCGGAGGCAAGCAGGTCGAGATCACGGCGGTGGCCTCGGCCACTTCCGCCTCGGCGTCCACCAAGGAGGATCTGGCCAACACCGACGCCACCGAGGATTGGGAAGAGCCCGCCTTCTCGAGCTTGCGCGGCTGGCCGGTGTCCTGCTGCTTCCATCAGGATCGGCTGGTCATCGGCGGATCGCGCGACTTGCCCAACCGCATGTGGCTTTCGAAAAGTTCCGAACTGTGGAACTTCGATCTGGGCGAAGGGTTGGATGATGAAAGCATCGAATTCACCCTGCTCTCCGATCAGGTCAACGCCATTCGCGCCGTATTTTCCGGGCGGCACCTGCAGGTTCTGACCTCGGGCGCCGAGTGGATGGTGACCGGCTCGCCGCTGACGCCCTCGAAGATTCAGGTCAACCGGCAGACTCGCGTGGGATCGATGATCGAACGCCAGGTGCCGCCGCGCGACGTCGACGGCGCCACCATCTTCGCGGGTCGGTCGGGTGCCGACCTGCGCGAGTTTCTCTATACCGACATCGAGCAGGCCTATACGTCGAACGATCTGGCGATGCTGGCGGGACATCTGTGCGACACGCCCATCGACATGGATTACGAGCCGGCAACGCGCCTGCTCTATGTCGTGATGGCCGATGGCGGCATGGCCGCCATCACCAACTACCGGATCGAGCAGGTGACCGCCTGGACGCTGCTGACGACGGAGGGAAGCTTTTGCTCCGTGGCGGTGGTGGGCGACGTCGCCTATGTCCTGGTCGAGCGGAACGGACAGCATCTCGTCGAATATTTCGATCCAGAGCTTTGTACCGACTGCGCGCTCAAGGGGGAAGCCAGCGAGGCGGGAACCTTGTGGAGCGGGCTCGACCAACTTGAAGGCCGCACGGTCGCGGTGGTCGCCGATGGCCTGCCGGTGGGCGAGGCCTTGGTCGAGGACGGGGGCATCCGTCTCGAATATCCGGCCAGCCGGGTGGAAGCGGGACTGGCCTTTACGCATGAGATCCAGCCGCTGCCTCCGGCGGGGCTGACAAAGCCGGTGCGGCTGATCTCGGCAACCTTCCGCCTGCAGGACACCAAGGCCTTGCTGGTCGACACCGGCAAGGGCGCTCTGCCCGTGCCCTTCAAGCGGCTGGGTGCCGGCAACCTGCTCGATACCGGGGTGGCGGGCTTCACCGGCGAGGTGAAGCTGCGCGCCATCGGGTGGAAACGTCATTCAACCGAACCTTTGTGGGCCGTGCGTCAATCAGACCCGCTGCCCTCGACGGTTCTTTCCGTAACCACAGAAACGAAAGTGAGCGACTAATGAGCGGATTCGAACCAATCGTCGCCGCCTTTGGCGGCGCAGGCGGCTTTGCATCGGCGATGACGGGACTGGCATCAACGGCCATCGGCGCCATCGCCAGCAACGCGCGCGAGAACAGTCAGGCCAAATATCAGCAGGCCATGTACGAGCAGCAACAAGCCCAGGCGCAAGCCCAGGCCCAGGCGCAGATGGCGCAGCTTCAGGCGAATTACGAGGAAGAAACCGCGAACCGAAACCGCAAGCTGAAGGCGGCGCTGGCAAGCCAGCGTGCCGCTTTCGGCGCTTCCGGTCTTGAAACGGCCTCAAGCGGTTCGGCCAATGCCGTCCTCCAGGGGCTGGTTACGAACGCCTCCGAGGATCAGGCGGCCAGCGACAAGTCTTACAACCTGAAGGCCAATGCCATCGGCCAGAACTACAACTTCGCAACGCAACGCAATTTGTTGGAACAAAGCCGCCAGTTCTCCGGCTCGTCGAACGGACTGGGCCTGGTCTCGCAGGGGCTGGGTCTGACGGGCGGCGTTCTGAAATCCCTGCTGTAAAGGAATCGAACAATGACCGACCATATCCAAATCGATGCCGTCGCGCCCAGGGTCCAATACACGGCCAACGGAACGCAGACGGTTTTCCCCTATCCATTTCCGGTTTTCGAGCAAGCAGACCTCGAAGTCTATCTTGACGACACGCTCCAGGGTTCGGGCTTTGCGGTGTCAGGGGCCGGGGACAGCCAGGGAGGCAATGTCACGTTCGTGACCGCGCCTTCGAGCGGCGCTCTGGTTACGCTTCGCCGCAACATCGCCATCAAGCGCCTAAGCGATTTTCAGGAAGGAGGCGCGCTGAGGGCCAAGGTTCTGAACGACGAGTTGGACAGATTGACCGCATCGCTTCAGCAAGTGGCGAGCAATCTGGGCCGCTCCTTGGTGCTATCGCCGGTCGATCCGGCGGAGAATTTGGTTCTGCCCGGCAAGGGTTCCCGCGCCAGCGCGATCCTGGGCTTCGACGTTGATGGTGAGCCTGTTGCCTATCCAGCCTCCACCTTCGCCGGGCCGCAAGGTCCGCAAGGTGCAACGGGACCGCAAGGTGATACGGGGCCACAGGGCGCCGTGGGCCCCGTGGGGCCGCAGGGTGCCGTAGGACCGAAAGGCGATCCCGGCACCGGTTCCGGCGACATGCAGGCGGCCAACAACCTGTCGGATCTTGCGAATGCCGCATCGGCGCGCGCCAATCTTGGCTTGGGCACGGCGGCGACGCAATCGTCGGGCAGCTTCGCCGCCGCCAGCCATACGCACATCATGGCCGACCTGACGGATTACGCGGGCGCGAGTGACCTAACCGCCCGCGATCAGATCGCGCTGACCAACCTGAGACTGGAACTGATGACGGGTGTTTCCACGGGCGCGCTCTATCAGGGATACCAGTGGGAACTGGCCAGCGACGAGTGGGGGAGCAGCAGCACGGGGGAAACGTATCAGAGTAATACGGTTGCCTCGAATCTGTTCACGAACGGTGCCAATGTGTCTGCCGATCGCCAGGACTTCGGCGCAGCGTCAAACGCCATTGACGGCAATGCCGGCACGCAATGGGGCACGGATGGAGGCTGCCCGCCTAACGTACACTGGTGGTCGTACACGTTCACTTCTGCGCAAGCAATCAACAAGATTCGCATGCAGACCGGCACATCGTACTGGCAACAAGCGCCCGGAACATGGACGCTTGACGGATCAAGCGACGGCACGAATTGGAGTACGGTCTACTCTGTGTCGGCGGACAACTTTTCGTCAGTCGGCCAGTGGAAAGAGTGGTCGTTCTTGAACAACGCGGCCTACACGCACTGGCGAATCTACATCACGTCTGCTTCCGCGGAGGGGTACGCCATAAGCGTCGGCGGGTTGGAGGCGTATTACTATCCTGCCGGCAGTTATTATGTCGGCGGTGCAATGACGCTCATCCCACCTGCAAATATTTCCGTCTCATCCGCCCCTTCCTACATGGACGCCTATTTCCTGTGGAAGGACGATAGCGGATCGGCGGTGCTGGGAACCGACCTGACGGTCGAACTGTCGCGCGACGGCGGCACCAGCTGGTCAACGGCAACGCCGACCACGCTGGCCGGTTTTGATGGAACCTATTCGGTCATCAAGGCCCGCGCAAATGTTGCGTCACAACCCAGCGGCACCAGCATGAAGGTGCGGATCAAAACGCTCAACAACAAGGCGCAGCGCGTGGCTGCGCCTGCCATCTACGCGGAGTAACAAAAATGGAACAGTGGTTGACAGACCTTCTCGCCCAATTCCCGGATGACGGCAACTGGGCCAAGCGCAGGCGCCAGATCATTTTGGCCCGCTGGACGGATGGTGCGGTGCGGGCTGCCGAGCAGGATGCAAGGAACGGAAAGCCCGAGGCGCTAGCGCTTTACGATAGCGAAGTCGCGGCCATCAAGGCGGCTGTGCCGAAGGCGGTTGCATGATGGGAAGACGAAGAAACTGGAAGCGTGTCCGCCAAAAGCGGGACAAGCGGCTTGCGCAGGCGTTGGCGGTTCTTGAACGCCATCGCACGCAAAAGGAGTTCGGTCTTGCCACATCGATCAGCGACGTGAAGGCCAGGGAGTGGGCGCACTACGCCCAGGACCTGCGCGACATCACGCTTCAGAAAGGCGCTGGTCCGATCATTTGGCCGGAAGAGCCGGGAACGTAAGTTGTGGCCCTTCCTGCCAATCATCGTGGCCGGGAATGGTTCCCGGCCATTTTCTTATCAAGGAGAAGACGTATGTGTGATTGCATGAATGAACATCACGCGCATTGCGACCGGCAGGTCAGCGCGAGCTATCTGGCCAGCTCGGCCGCCGCATCGGCCTCGGCCGCCGCCGCCGCCGCCAACTCGGCGGCCGCTTCGGCCAAGGTCGCCCAGGTGTCCAAGCTGTGCTGGAAGGGCGAATGGTCGGCAAGCGTTGCCTACGAGAAGAACGACGTCGTCGAATACGAGGGCTCGTCCTACGTCGCCATCGATTGCAGCACCAATATCCTGCCCACCGACGCCGCGCACTGGGAACTGTTGGCCGCCAAGGGCGACACCGGAGCCACCGGCCCGCAGGGCCCGCAAGGTCCGCAGGGTGCGACGGGTCCGCAGGGTATCCAGGGCGATGTCGGACCCCAGGGTCCGCAGGGTGCGGCCGGCCCGCAGGGCATCCAGGGCGATACCGGCCCACAGGGTCCGCAGGGTGCGACCGGCGCCACCGGCCCGCAGGGTCCGCAAGGAGCAACGGGTCCGCAAGGTCCGGCCGGAGCGGTCTCCAACGATCAACTGGCGCTCGCCAACATTCGGCTACTGCTGAATTCCAATGTTGCCTCGGGTGCGCTCGTTTCGGGCTATCAGTGGGAATTCGCCACTGACGAATGGGGCGCTTCAAGCACGAACGAAACCTACGCCGGTAGCGGACCCTGCTACTATCACAACCAGAGCCCCGCAGAGAGCCGGATTAGCAGCGGAACGCCCAGCGTTCCGACAGGCACGATCACGGCAGGGTCGGCGGCGAATTTCAACGACAACAGCATCGGCACGACCTGCACGATTGGTTCACTTGCAAACCTTACGGATGTTCAGTTCGCAAGAATTGATTTCGGATCGACGAAGACGCTGACCAAGATCGAGGTGAAGAACCTAGTCACCTCGTGGGTAAGCGGCCTGTATGTCGTATTCAAAGCCTGGTATTCGGCGGATGGTTCAAGCTGGACCCAGCTTGGCGCGAACTTCTCGCTTGCCAATGGCACGACGCCCGAGAACTTCACAAGGACGGGCAGCGTTTCTGCCAGATACATCGCCCTGACCGGAAATGGAAACTGGGCATCGGACACGGTGACGTTGGCCGACCTGAGTGGCTACGAGGCCGGAGCGGCCCTCGATATGACGCTGATCCCGGGATCTAGCGTGGACGTAGTGTCGGCGCCTTCGTTCATCGACGCCTATTTCCTTTACAAGGACGACTGCGGCACGGCCGTTCTCGGCACCGACCTCACGGTGGAATTGTCGCGAGACGGCGGCACGACCTGGAGTGTCGGGACGCTTTCGAATCTTCTTAGCTACGATGGTGTCTACAGCTTCGTCAAGGCGCGAGCCGACGTCTCTGGCCAGCCCAGCGGCTCGTCGATGAAGCTGCGCATCAAGAGCCTCAACAACAAGGCGCAGCGCGTTGCGGCGCCGGCCATCTACGCCGAATAATCTTGCGGCGCACCACGCGCGAAAGGCCGGGCTTCGTCCCGGCCATTCGTGTTTTTCAACCTGAAATAGGAAGACATCATGTTCACTTGGTTTCTCGAACGTCTGAAGGAGCCCTCGAGCTGGGCCGGTCTTTCCGCGCTGGCTTTGGCGCTGGGCGTCAGGGCCGACGAATGGTCGGCCATCGGCACGGCGGGCGCGGCGATCGCTGCTGCGATCTCGATCGTGCTCAAGGAGAGGTCGGCCGCGTGACGTTTGGCGTCCTGCAGGCCGTCTTGGCGTTGGGCGAATTCCTGCTCAGGCTTGCCGCGCCGCTTGCGGCATGGTTCGCGGGCAGGGAAAAGGCCAGGTCCGAGCGGCTTTCGCAGTCGCTCGACCATGCCAGGCAGGCCAACGCGATCGACGAAGAGGTGGCTCGTCTTGACGATGCTGCTCTTCGCCGCGAGCTGCTCGCAAAGCGCGGATGAATGCGCGTGGGTCCGAAGGATCGAGGTGCGGTCCGAGGACAGTCTCAGCCGTCCGCTGATGGAACAGATTGCGGCCCATAACCGCAAGGTGGCCGCCTTCTGCCGGTAAGTGACGCCGCCTGCATCCGGTTGATTCCGGGGCAGGCGGCTTTCTTTTTGATTCTGCAAAGGATGATCCGATGACCGACGAACTGGAGGGGCTGAAAGGCTCGCTCAAGGAAAGCCTGCCCAAGCGCATCGGCGATGCGTTGGCATGCTATGACGATTTCAGAGGACTCGATCCCGGCGAAACCGCCAAGGAATTCGCCGCCCATCACGCCGCCTGCAAGTCGGCTCTTTCACATATCGATCTTCTGGTGAAACTTTTGCGCTGGGCGGAGGGCGACGAGAAGGAAAGTCTGCCGCTCGAGCAGCTGGGCGAGACCGATCTGCTGGCGCGCGCCCGCAAGGCGCTTCTCGAGGATGACGCAAGCGTTGACGGCGATGGCGATGAGGACGACGCGCCATGACCAAAGCCAGCTTTCTCGAATTCGTCTGGATCTGGAACGAACACCAGGGCCAGGGAACGCCAAAACTTCATAAGCGGATCGCCCGCTGGCTGGAAGCCAGGCTGCGCGGACGCGAGCGCGAGATTCTGCTGATGGCCTTTCGCGGCTCGGGCAAGTCGACGCTGGTCGGCCTGTTCTGCGCCTGGAGGCTGGCCAGGCGCCCCGACACGCGCATCCTGGTGCTGGCGGCCGATCTGGCGCTGGCCCGCAAGATGGTGCGCAACGTCAAGCGCATCGTCGAGCGCCATCCTTTGACCAAAGGGCTGAAGCCCAAGGCGCGCGACCAGTGGGCCGCCGACCAATTCACGGTGGCCAGAAAGACCGAACTGCGCGACCCCTCGATGCTGGCCAAGGGGATCGGGGCGAACGTCACCGGATCGCGCGCCGACATCGTGATCTGCGACGACGTCGAAGTGCCCAACACATCGGACAGCGTGCCCAAGCGGACCGACCTCAGGCAACGCCTGCACGAACTCGATTACGTGCTGGTGCCGGGCGGCTTGCACATCTATGTCGGAACGCCGCACAGCTTCTACACCATCTACGCGGCTGAACCCAGGATCGAGGCGGGCGAGACGAAACCCTTTCTGGATGGTTTCGCCCGGCTCGAACTGGCCGTGCTCGACAAGCAGGGCCGCTCGCGCTGGCCCGAGCGCTTTCCTCTTGAGCGCATCCAGTCGCTTAAGCGGCGGACCGGGCACAACAAGTTCGAAAGCCAGATGATGCTGCGCCCGGTGAATATCGCCGAAGGCCGCTTGGACCCGGATCGCATCCGCTCTTACGACGCGGAACTCGATTACAGCGAAGGCAACGGCGAAGCCGTTCTGAAGCTGGCCGACAAGCGTCTGGTCTCGGCCTCTTGTTGGTGGGACCCGTCCTTCGGTTCGCCCGAGAAGGGCGACGCTTCGGTGATCGCCGCCGTCTTCACCGACGGCGATGGCGGCTATTGGCTGCACCGCATCGCATATCTGACGCACGATCCCCGCCAAGCGGTCGAGACGGACGAGGCGACCCAGATGTGCCGCCAGGCCATCGACTTCGCCGACCGCCTGTATCTGCCCGCCATCCATCTGGAAAGCAACGGCATCGGCAAGTTCCTGCCGGGGCTTTTGAAGCGCGAGATCAGGCGCGCCGGCAAGAAGATCGCCGTCGTCGAGGTGCAGAACCGCAAATCCAAGGAAAGCCGCATCATCGACGCCTTCGACGCGGTGCTGGCGGCGGGCGCGCTTTCGGCGCATCGCTCGGTCTGGGCAACGCCCTTCATCAGCGAAATGCGCGAATGGCGGGCGAACGGCAAAGGACGCGACGACGGGTTGGATGCGGTCGCAGGCTGCCTCTTGTCCGAGCCCGTCCGCCTGTCGGCCTCGCCCGACGAAACCTTGCAGCAACAGCGCGCCAATTGGCGCCAGGGCATGCCCATGCGGGCCGCTCACGATTTCGACCTATAGGAGGACAAGCATGAATATCGATTTTACCTGGTGGATTGGCGCCGTCGAGCTGCCCGCCCTGGCGGGGCTTTTCTGGCTGATCTGGAAAACCAAGCGCGAGATGGAGGCGATGCTGGCAGGCGAGCGCGAGGCCAATCACGAGGCGCAGGGCGAAATGCGCGAGGCCTTGAGCGCCTATAAGCTCGAGGTTGCGAAATCCTACGCCTCGATCGGCTATATCAAGGATATCGAGCGCAGGCTGACCGAGCATCTGGTGCGCATCGAAGCCAAGCTGGACGGCGTGAACGGAGGGCGCGCATGAACCCGCTTTCCGATCCCATGCAACAGCCCGATGCCGCCGACATTCTGGCCCGCACCCTGTGGGGCGAGGCGCGAGGTGAAACGAAAGCG